GATGCTTCTCCTTCTGGAGGTAGTCCAGTTGGTTTGCCATCATCAGGAACGTGCGGAAACATCTTATTCGCAACATCTAATTTACTAGCATCAACAGCAGCTGCTGCTTTAACTTGTAACATGTCTTTGAGTTTTTCTAAAGCATCTGCTCTATCATTGTCCCAAAGTAAATCAACGATTTCTCGTTCTTGTGTTGCCATAATGTAACGTTGTCTGTAATTTATTTAGCTGCTTTAGGTTTTGCAGACGCGGGTTGCTGCTGTGCCTTCTGCTGATCTGCTGCTGCCTTTGTTTTTTGGCTAGCAATTTGAGCTCTCTTAACTTCCTTATCAAGTTCTATATTATCTGTTTCTGCATCTAATTGTTCTTGATCTGCAGCGACTAGATCAGTTGGGTTGATTGCTCTACCCATCTCTATATCATCTGTCATTTCCATATCCATTTCTTCAATCTGTTTCTCAGTCATACCGAGAATTTCAGAACGAATATAATTGATGGAGAAGTACTTACCAACAAAGGGATCCATAAGACCAAGCACATTGAGTTGCTCTGTCTTCATCTCTAAGTTCTTAAGCTCTGTGAAATGATTATCCTTAAGATAGTCATACTGGATATGTTCTTTCATATCCTCCCAGTCTTCAGGAGTGATAACACTCTTCAGGATTAACTGGGTTTTTAGAGTATCATTAAAGATGTCACTAAACTTCTTGCGGAGTTTACCCACAAATTTAGTGAACTTTAATTCATCTCTAGTGATCTCAGATGATCTTCCAAGGTTAAATGCTGTACCAGAATCTAATCTACCTGCAGGAACATTTAACGATTTGTAAAGTTTTGTTTGGAAATATTGCACGTCTGTCAATTCTCCAAGGTTCTGACCACCTGGTAATGTAGTAATTTCGGTTCCTCTACCACCTTCTCTACGTGGTAACCAGAAATCCTCCATCATTGACATGTATTTTCTGTCGTCTCTTATCTCTCCAGTGGCAGCATCGTATACTAATTTGTTACGATATCTTCCCATAACTTCACGTAAGTATTGTTCTGCCTTAACCTTTGGTAGATTACCTACGTCAATATAAAATATTCTTCTTTCTGGTGCACGTGATATTCTGTATATAACTAGACTGTCCTCGATCATTCTAAGTTGATTGAGTACTTTAATTCCCTTATGCAAATAAGACAAAACAATATTTCTATTGGTGTCCATTATACCACTTGTCACATAAGTGATAGCATCTTTCGCTATTTTTATACCACTATTTGCTGAAGTGTTGTTCAATCCCTTTGGATTGTATACGAAGTATTCTGCGGAAGATCCGAAGTCGTACTTCATAAATTCATCTGCAGTTTTGGGTTTAGTTATCTGCCTTACTTTCTTAATCTTTGATGGATCAATATATCTTACTTCTTTAATTCCGTCTGCTGGATTATCTAAATCAATTACTTTATGATAATACAAACGCCCATCAATGTACCATCTGCGGAACATCTCATGGGCTTTTGAATCAAATCCAAATAAATTTTTTATATAATCAAACTCATCACGGATCATAGTTTTGACACTCTCACTCACATCGAGGTTGTCAAGATTAATTTCTACGGGACTATCGTTTTGATCAGCAACTATTGCTTCATGTAAAATATCTTCAATAGCTGAATCCACTTCTGGATGCATTGCCATCTCTCGATATTTCTTCACCATGTCATACTCAGTTTTGAAGTTACCGTCTAGGTCTAGATACTGACCATAGTAACCTCCTGCAATATAACTAGTAGCTCCGTCCTCGCTCGTAGGTTGTATAGGAGACGGGGCACGCTCCTGTACAGCTTTCTTCTTAAACGAGAAACCGAATAACTCTGCCATAATATTTGGGTTTCTTTACCTGACTATTTATGTGAGTTCTACAACGTTATTTTTGTCGTTCCCACCTGAACTTGTATGGTACTGATATGCAAATTCAACATCAAACTCTTCGTATGAATCGTTGTTGTCATATGCAAGTGATACTTGAGATACACTAACTGGGAATGCAGAGATCAGATTATACTGTCTAAGTTCCTTTAGTTTTCCATCAGCAGCACCTGCACCACCAAACTTATCAAGTTGTGTGACTTGGATGTCTACCCATGTTTCTACGATGTCAGCTGATGCTGTGTTTTTATCTACACCGTTAGTTAACTCGATCCATTTTTCGTATGCACTTCTTAATGCAAATGCATCATCCATGTAGAATGTACCTGTCCATGTTTCATAAGTTCTATCGCCAGGAACTTTGATAACTCTTCCTCTGAAAGGAAGTTCAACTGTTCCTACGTTAGTTGCTGGCAATGCAGCAGACTTACACATGTATGTTACAGCAGCTCCTTTTGAACCTGCTACTCCATCAACGATGGGTTCTGAAAGACCTGTGCCTTGTGGCCAAGTGTGATATACCGAGAAAAGGTTAGGACGTACACCGCCTCTAATTGCTTTCTGGAATTCTAGAATACCTAGTGGGGTTGCCATTGTTAAAATGCTCCGTTAATTATCTGCGAGGGACGACTTCATCAAAGCTAACGCCAGTACGTGTTGCTATGAAAGTCAGTGTGATAAAGTTGATTGAACGTGCAGGCTTAATGAAGAAGTCTGCTTTAAATTCGTTCGCGTCAATGATTGCACCTGTGTTATTGGTGTCATCACATATAACTAAGAAGTCTGTGATACCTCTTTCGGCTTGTACACCTCTAAGGTATGGTTCAACAACATTCTTGAAGTTGTTACGTGTGAATTCATCATTGAGTTCAAAGAGTACCCCCTTCGCAGCATTACCGATTGTCTTTTCTATCACGTTGAAAAGACGACGGACGTTGATGCGATCAAATGCAGATGGTGAAGCGAGAGCTGTTTTGTCACCGAAGAGTAGAATGCCCTGACCAGGAAGACTGGTGATTGGGTTAATTCTCTTCTGATACAATGTATCTCTTTCGGATTTGGTTGGTGAGTATGCAAGTTTAACTGCATTCTTAATAGCACCACGGTTTAAACCTGCTGGTGAGAACCAAGGTAATCCGTTTGCAGTAGTAGCAGCACATAGTCCTGCAACATCTCCGTTGCATGGAATGTATCTGTACTTGTCGGCAAATCTGTCGTAGACATACTTCCAACCGTTATCAAACACACCGAATGATGTTGCTTGCATAGGTGAGTAGAAGTCAACTACGTTATTTGTTTGTGTTGTGGAACTTGTAACTCCAACAACGTCTCCTCTATATGGAGATAAGAAACCAACACAATCTTTTCTATTAGATGTGATAGTTAATACTGCTGCACCGATTGACTGTGAGTTTTGCTTACTAGCTGCGTCACCAGGACCCATTAGTAGATAGTCAATCTGTACTGTTTCAGTATCAGCAAACTCTTGAAGTCCAGTGATGATTTCTCCAGAAGATGCACTTCCAGTTTCAGCACCCTTTGCTAATACGTAGATGTTATCACCAACACCACCGCCACCAGTTACGTAGACAGAAGCAAACAAGTCAAATGTTGTTGCACTGTCTGAACCTGCGTTACCAGTACCTGCGATGTTACCACCTGTGGCTGCTTGGTTAGCACTTACATCATATACTGTTGTCTCGTGTGAACCCCAGTAAACAAATGCACTCTTGTTAAGTATTACATTTGGATAGTAGTTACCTGCACCCTCTTGAGTTTTACCATTGTTTGCTTTAGAAACATATGAGAATTTCTCAAGTAAAGTATTTGGTGTACCAGTGATTACTCCAGTAGCGTCCCAAACTGCTATGTGCATCTCATCGTTTGCACCACCACGTGCTGCAACATAAGGAGAAGTGCCAGGTCTAGGAGCAATCTGTGACCACTTGAAACCAGTCCATACTTCCTGATTGTCGTACCAGTCAGAAACTGATGAGATATTTCTATCAGTAACACCGTTCTCAACAACGTCTGAAGTTGTCCATGTATCAGAAGTAATTAATGATACTGTGTTAGAAGCTGCATCCCACGCATAGATGTAACCACTCTTAGTACCTGCTGTATTCTGAACTTGAGTACCGATTGTGCTAGTTGTTAAAGCACCATCAAGTACTAGTGTTGTGTCAGCACCTTTATCAATTACTGATACTCTTATTGCATTTCCGTCAGCACCAACATCTTTTGCTGCCCAGTGGAATGGGTTAGCAGTTGCGGATAGATATGTTGCTTCGTATACTTCCTTAGTAGTAATAGAAAGAAGATAAGGAGAAGTTGTACCATCGTCCGATGCACTTAACTGTCCAGATGTTGCACATCTAACTACGTCAAGTACTCCACCGTATGATAAGAAACTAGCGGCTGTCCACCATGTCTCTGCGTTTGCATCAGAGGGTTCTCCAAAGATTTCAATTAGTTGAGATTCGTTTGATATACGAACTGGTGTAAGAACAGGTCCTTTTGCAAATGATCCTGCTATTGCCCCAACGTTTACTTCAACCGTCTCAATCGAACCAACAGTAAGATCTCTTTCTTGGATCTCAACTCCTGGCGATAGAAGCGTGCTAGCCATGCGTGTACTCCTGATGATAAATCAATTTTTGTCTAAAATTATTTATTAAAAGGTACTTCTTCAGCGATAGTCCCACATATATGACCTGTCTCCATACTCATCTAAAGTATATTCTTTACTATTCATATCAATAGTCCAGACATTTCCCTCGCTGTCTTTGATCATCTCATCTTCCAATCCATCGTCTATAAAACCAAATGGTGCCATGTCTTGTTCTATTTGGTTCTTCTGTTCTTCATATATTCTACGACGAATATCCTGATCCGTCATCTCTTTAAAGTATTCTTGCTGTACCAACCATGAAAATATAACCAGACACATAACCAGATCATCATTATATCCTTCGTCAGCTTCAAAGGATTGTTTGTTCTGGATGAAGGTAGTTAACTCAGCGACTATGTTGTAATCCTTAACAATGAGTTTATCATCTTCTATTAGTGTCTTGAGGTTAGAGCATCCTTGTGCTTTGACAGTCTTACTCATCTTGACACCCATCTGTGTCTTGTTGCCTGAGAAACCTTGTCCGACTATTTGACCTGCCCGACCTCTCATAGCACACATCAGTACGTTTTCATACTCTACGTCATAGAATAAACTTGAAGCAACTGCTTCTCCTATATCATTTACCTCTATTAATACGTGTGCTTTATTATAATTGCTTGCTACGTTGTAGATAACGTTCGGGAATAGCATAGGTCTAATTTCATTACTCCTATATTTTGCCACTAATCTCCACGGTGCTTTAGAAATATTGATAACCACAAAGGCAGAGTAATCCTGTGCTAATCCACGTGATACATCACAGCATATAATATAGTCATTGTTGTCTACTGGGTTTTCATATACATCAAGACCTGCATTACTGGTCATTATATCATCATAAGTTAACACCCTTAACTTAGCTGGTGCTATCAATGTGTCAACAGATCCAAGAAACTCACAGTCAAATTCTTGAGTAAACTGTCTGACTGATGTGTTCGCAATAGTTGTTTCTTTCCATTGAGCATCTCTGCCTGGTACTTTTGACCAGTGAACTTCAGTCCATGCATATCCATTTCTACCTTTCTGTGCATCCACCCATAACTTATAGAAATGATTCATACCATTAGGAGTAGATATGATTATTACTTTTGTCTTGGTACCAGAAGTGATAGTAGGATATACTGAGCTAAAGAATGCCTCAGCAATATGATTGGGTATAAAGGCAAACTCATCCAGAAAAATAATGTTGAAAGACATACCTCGGACTGCACTA